TTAAACCGATGTGAGTTTGGCGACGCGCTTGAGCATCCGCGTCTTGCATGCGCTTTCTCGCTCTGATTCCAGCGCTGCCACCACTATCCAGGTTTTCACGTCCTGGCCTAGTTCTTCCGCCAGCGCACCCGCGATTGCCGGGCTCAGGTGCCCACGTGTCTTTGCTGTGTGCAAGGCATTACGCGACAGCTTCAGTTTTTCGTGCCAGTAGGGCGCTGGGTTTAACTGAAGCGCGGTATCTAGCAGATTCATGGTTGTTTGCATATATATCGCTCCTACATGTTGTTTGCATGCATACATGCAGTGTGCATATTAGCAAAATGATTGCAAACACCTTGTTTGCGGCGTAGCCTCCCGATTCGCACACAACTTGTGTGCATTTGTGGAGCCGCCATGCACCGTCAATCAACCCTCATGTCATCCAAATGCGACACCTTGCGTGCCGCGTTTGGCATGGATTCCTCGGGCACCAGCACCCATTTGAACCCTGCAGGCGCCGCACCTGGGGTGCTGCCGCTGAACGTGGATGGCGGGGTTACCACCCGCACTTTGGTTTCTGACAGTGCCGCGGCTACACCGTTTTTGATGGCTGCGCAAAGCACCCAGTACGTGAGTGCTAGCCCGATGGCCGCCGCAAATAGCGGCAGTAGCAAGCCGATTCCGATCAGTGCTCCCATCCCTGAATCTCCCTCTGGTTTTGAAGCCAGCATTCTGGCTGATGCAGTTTGCCCACCCCCAGCCATCAAGGGCGCTGCACGCGCTGTGGCGGCTCCTGCAGCGCCTGCGCTGGGGGCGGGCACCCTTCGCGCAAACCTTGACCTGAACGACAAGCTCGTAAAGCGTGGCTTGTCTGTTTCATGGCATGGCCTGCCAGCTCGCGTTGGTCGTGTTCGCACAGGCCGTTGTCTGCTCGTTTTCTCTGATGGTGGTCATGACATCTGGTGCCCCTGCTCCGCTGTTCAGGTGGTCAAGCCATGAAGCATTACCACGATAACGACGACATGGCTGTCATCTGCCCTTCTTGCGGCTGGGAGGGCACCCTTGCAGAGTCCGACGATATGGACGGCTATGACGGCGACACAGATAGCTATGGCGAACTGCACGCGGTTTGCCCGAAGTGCGCCACCGATGTAGAGGCTGCGGAATGACCGGCAGCTCATTCAATCGCTGCGCCCTGGACGCGCAGCGCACGGCAGAAGGGGCCCCGCTTTGCGGGGAAGTGGCCGTGCGCGAAGCGCTCCCGACTGCTATCAATTTTGGGGGGTGCGTAGCACCTTGCACGGCTTCGGTCCCCGATGGTAATCACGGGGACAACTTTCCAGAGTTCGCGGCATGACCAATCCAACATCGCTCGTCCTAGAGGGCAATGAGGTCAAGCTCCGTTTGCAAGCGGAGCGCGTCCAAACCGGCTCCCCCGTTCATGTCGATTGGCTGCGCTTCACGGTCAATTTGCGGTTTGCTCCCATCCCCACGGTCGAGCATCTTTTCCCTCCTGCACAGGCATCGGAATTTGACCTCCGCTCAGAGCACCAGCTCAGCGAAGACGACCGCCGTCGTCAGAAGCTCTGCCACCTGCTGCGCGACATAGCAGACCCTGATTTCGCGGCCAGCACGCAAGCGTTGGAGCTTGCAAACAACGTCTGCGCCATCCTGGGTAAAGGCTTCACCGTGGACCCCGAATTGAAGAAGGGACACGACTTTTACCGCCACCGCTGGAGCATCTTGCGTGCAGGCACTGAATGCGGATGGGTGGGCTTCCTGGCCTCCGGAGAAAGCCCGCGCCAGCGTGCCCAGTCCAAGACCATCCATTGCAACCTGTACGGCGTTGCATGCACCTTCGCGGCCCCTGGGTGGCCCTCTGCCATGGCCGATTACATGGACGAACACCGCGCCCTGGTCACGCGCTGTGATCTCGCATTGGACTTCTTTGAAGGTCTCAGCGGCGGTATGGACCGCATCGCCACTGATTACGACGCTGGTTGCATGGATCACCTGGGCCATCGCCCGGACCACAACATGGTGGGCGCATGGCGTGCTGGTGGTGTGGGTCGCTCCTTCTATTTCGGCAGTAAGGCCGCAGGCAAGCAAACCAACGTCTATGACAAAGGCGTCCAGCTCTACGGAAAGCAGGACGCTACCGGCTGGCAACGCATTGAGTTGCGCTACGGAAACCAAAAGCGTTTGCTGCCCACTGACATGCTCCGCAGGCCCGCTGATTTCTTCGCAGGTGCCAGCGACTGGCATGCATTGATGCTGTCGGAGCACGGCGCTATTGCAGCGCCAGAACCCATCAAAACAGAGCCGCGTCTCCCTCTCGAAACCCTGATGGCTGAGTGCACGCGCAATGCACGTTGGCTGTTCTCTACAGCGGGCAAATCAGCCGCTCTCGCGTTCCTCTGCATGGATCGCGAAACCCTCGCGCAATTCATTGAGAACTGCGCCGAATTACCCGGGCGTCTTGCCAAGTTCAAGCGTTCCGAAGTCGAGCGCGTCTATCAGCAAATGTTCAAAAAAGTCTCGGGCTCCGGTGCTGGCCACACCGCGTTTGCCCACTAACCCAGGCCACGAAAGACCAAGCAAATGAAGATGACAAGCAAAGCCGTACTGCACGGCCTCAAGCAATCCAAGGGTGATTTTGAAGGCCGCGCCTTCGACTCCACCACCTTCCATCTGTCGGTGGACATTGCCCAGTCGAGCAGTGGCGAAAGCATCGGCGTGGTCACTCGCCCGTTCAAGCTGGGCGACTCCACAGAGTTCCAGAAGTGGGCACACCTCAAGAATTCGTGGCCCCTCGGCGGCGTGATGTGCGATTGCGAATTCGACATCGTGGCCGGTGCTGACAACACCACCAAGCTCACTTTGCTGGCGATCAAACCCGCCGCCACGGCCAAGGCCGCGTAAGGCACGTTATGCGCAACGTGATCCAGTCCCGCACAACAGGTGCATTCCTCGCACCGTCGTTTGAAGACGGGCAACCGGAGTGGGTCATGTTGCTCTGCGAAGCCGCCATCGTGGAAGACCTCGAAACCTGCGCGCAGCTTATCGAGGACCACACAGAACCCTTCCACCGCCCCCAGGTGGTGGACCTGGATGACCTCTACAAAAAGCAGGAGCCTGTCTGTGGAAATTGACCTCGCCCTCTTCGCCCAGCGCGTTGCACTCCTGGGCTTTCTTTCAGGCATTGCAGGCGCGTTCATGTGGCAACTGGCCTGGGCCTTCCTGGCCCTGCTTGCTGATCGCCTCAATGCCCGCTCAGAACGTCTGCGGCGCATCGCCTATGCCCGCTCTCGTGCAGGCCTCCATCAAGCCCTGGAACCCGCGCAATGAGCGAAACCGAATGCCCCGCCTGCGGTGCTGAATTTGATGCAGACGAAGCCGCCACGGATGGCGACTTGATCGTCTGCCCCGAATGCGGCGAAGCCCTCCCGGATGAGGACTGACCATGACCCTAGTCCTCTGCACTGTCGCTGAGTTCCCCTGTCAATCCGCCCATCAGGTCGAGGTCACGGAAGCCACGCTGCAAGACCTCGCGGCCATCGGCATCACGCCCCAAAGCGTGAGCCTGTCCGTGGGTCTGGGCTTCGGCTTGGTGCTCTCCCTCGCAATGCTCGGCTACGGCCTGGGTGTCGTCCTGCGCATGGTCCGCAGGCTCTGAGATTCCAGCGGTGTGCCCTCGGGCACATCGGTGCAATTTCGCGCCGTTTATCAACCTCTCAAGGAGAAACACATGATCAATCAAACCCGCAATGTCGCTCGCAAGTTCGGCGCCAAAGTTGCTGCAGCTTCGGCCCTGGTGCTGGTGGCATCCGCTGCTCACGCAACCTCGCCCATTGATGATCTGTTCGCGGCTGTGGACATCAGCGGCATCGCCACCAAGGTGACGGCCCTTGCTATCGTGATCGTCGGCATCGCCCTGGTGATGAAGGGCCCGTCCATCGTCAAGCGCATCATCGCCAAGATCTAACACGGTCTCCCCATGTTGATCGTCGCCCTGATGGTGTCCGTTCACGCTGCGTTTGCGCTGGTCGGCGCCATCGGGGCGATTTGCTTTTTCCTGCTCGCGAGACCATGACCATGACAATCGCGCGACTCCTTTTCGCCGTGCTGCTGGTGGCGCTCTCGCCGCTCTCGCACGCCCTCATTCCGAAGCCCGTTGAATACTACGGCGCGCCGGTCCACTGCGCCCCTGTGCCCCAATACCGGGCCTCATCTGTGGGTTCCGTCTGCTCGCAAGTGTTGAGCTGGTATCAAGGCCCCTGCGACGGAATCGTCAATAGCGGCGCCTCGGGCGTGGTGCCTACACAGCAGCCGCCCAGCTGCCTAATCACGCAAAACAACGGCGGCCCGGGTGTCTACATTGGCCTCGGCAAAGACACGCTGACATGCCCAGGCGGCAGCACCGAGGTAGAGGGTGGTTGCCAGTGCAATGCCCCTCTTGTTGAGGTTGACGGTCAATGCAAACAGCCACCTACAACGCCTCCACAGGAGTGCCAATCGGGCACAAAAATTACAGTGCTTTCCAAGATCGGATGGGCTCGCTATGTCGCTGGCTCTGGTGGTCAATATCCCATTGACGGTGGCGGCTCAGCGTCTGTTGTCGGCAGCATTACCAATCCTCCGGCCGCTTACTGCGACGGATCGTGCGCATACTCTGGCGGCGGTTGGCAGGGCTATATAGATGTCAAAGACATTGCTAACGCTGCGGGGTTGGTCCCTATCTATGCAGATACGCCGTACACAGGGACCGGCGCAAAGTGCTCTACCAAAACCGATACCGATGGTCCCCCATCTCCCCCATGTAGTGGCTCGGTTGGCACGGTAAATGGCCATGTGACTTGTATTCCTGCTGGCACCCCTCCAGACACGCCGCCACCCACCAACCCGGGTGACAACACGGGCGGCACCAACACAGGTGGCAATACCGGGGGCAACACAGGCGGCACCAACACGGGCGGCAACACAGGCGGCACAAACACGGGTGGTGGTAGCAATACCGGCGGCAGTAACACCAGCGGCTCCAACACAGGCGGCACAAACACGGGTGGTACCAATACAGGTGGTACCGACACTGGCGGCACCAACACAGGTGGCGGCACTACGGGCGGCACTGGTCCGGGCTCCGGCGTTGGCAGTGGCGGCACCGGCACCGGCACCGGCACCGGCGATGGCACCGGGAGTGGCACCGGCACTGGCTCTGGCAATGGCAGTGGCTTCAACGGTCTTGGCTCGGGTGATCTCAAAATTCCTGAGCTCTACAAACCCAAGTATCCAGACGGCCCCGCGTCCGTTTGGGATGCTCGCATAGCTGACCTCAAAAAGGCTCCGATCACCGGCCTTGCGCGCCAGCTCATGCCGAATGTTGGGGATGGCGGCGTGCCCCCTACGTGGCTCATTGACTTGGATTTCGGGGCCATTGGCAACTTTGGTGTACACGACATGGCGCCCCCGGTGTGGCTCTGGTCGGTGCTCAAGGCCATAACCATTCTGTCCGCGCTGCTGCTCGCTCGCGCGCTTGTTTTTGGGGGCTGATATGGAAGCGCTTGCAAGTGCAATTCAGGCATTGACGGCAGTAGTTACGGGCTTGACCTCGTTCTTGACGGAAAAAATCAAGGCTGTCGTTGAGTGGCTTCTCGGTGTCGTGAAGTCCGTTGTTGGTTGGTTCTCGGATCTTGCCGTTGCCATCTTCAAGGCTCTGTGGGACATGTTCACGGATCTGTTTTGCTGGTGCCTGGACAAGCTCATGACCCTGGTTGTCTCAGCGGCCAATGGACTGGACCTCAGCGGCCTCACGGGCTTTGCCCCGTCGTCCGGATTGCCCGAAGAAATCATCAATGTCATGCAGCTGTGCGGCGTTGGCACCGCTGTTGGCATCATCATTTCGGCTATCGTGCTGCGCCTGATACTGCAGCTGATTCCCTTCACGCGCCTTGGCTCATGATTACCGGGCTCGAGGGAATTCCAGGATCTGGCAAAAGCTATGAGGCCGTGGCCTTCCACGTCCTGCCAGCATTGCGCGCAGGTCGCAAGGTCATCACCAATCTCCCGCTCAACATCGATGCATTCGCGGCCATTGATCCGGCATGGCGCGAGCTGCTCGAAGTGCGCACGCGGCCCGCCCCGCGTTTGGGCAACTGGAACGCCGCCAACATTGCAGAGCAGGAGGCTTTCCAGCTCTGGCCGGACCGCGAGCCAGAGCCGCAGCCGGAGAACGTTTTCACGTTCGGCACCGTGTGGGACTACCACAGCACGTGGCGCAGCGAACAGGGGCAGGGCCCGCTCTATGTCATCGACGAATGCCATGTGGCCTTGCCCAAGATTGGCACGCCTGACCACGTCGTCCAGTGGTACAAGCTGCACCGGCACTACAACGCTGATGTGCTGCTGATGACCCAATCTTTCAGGGACATCAGCCAGCCCATCGCCCAGCTCGTGGCAACCCTCATTCGCTGCCGCAAAGCCGATATCTTGGGCAAGTCGGGCAGCTACATACGCAAGGTGCACGCGGGCTACCGGGGCGCGTTGATCCAGCAGGATGAGCGCAAGTACGAGTCGCAGTATTTCGGCCTGTACCGCAGCAATACCCAGAGCGTGAGCAGCTCCGAGGGCAAGGCCCAGGACATGGCCCCCATGATCGTGCAGTTCAATCGGTTCAAGTGGGTATGGGTGCTGTTCTCAGTTGCTGTGATGGTCTGGGCGTTCTGGCCTGATGGACAGCACGACGTATGGGGCCGCAGGGTTGCGCCTGCCAAGCCAAAACCCGCCACCCAGGCTATCCCCATTGCCCAGGCTCAGGCGGTGCCGCAGCCCATGCAGCAGCAGGCCCAGCAGCCCGCCATGGCCCCCGCTGTGGCCGCGTCTCAGCCGCAGCCTGCACCACCCCCTCCAGAGCCCAAAGACCCGCTGTACGGCAAGCTGCTGCACATGACGGGAAACCTGCACAAGCAGGGCATTGCATGGGTCACCTTCGTGGTGAGCGATCAGGGGCGGCGCGTGTTTGACCTCACAAGCGACGATCTAAAACAGGCCGGTTACAGCGTCACGCATCTGGCCCACTGCATGGCCCTGGTCAAGTGGGATACCGTGGTGCGACAAGTCACCTGTGATGCACCTTTTACCGCCAGTGGTCGCGGTGATAAGCCCGTGGTGATCGATACCGCCACCGGTGCCCGCAGCGATGGCCCCACGCCGCCCCGCCCGGGCCAGCAGGGGCCGCAAGCAGCCCATGCTGAGCCACCGCGCACCGTGCCCGTGCCTGCAACACCAGCGGCCCGCCATGAGCCTGTGCAGTCGGTTTCAGAGTGGTCTAAGGGGCTGGCGGCGCGGAATGCACAAGTGCGTTCTATACAGAGTCAGTGATCTGTGTTCCGGTGGATGAAATGTCGCCTAAACGGATCTGGCCATGACATTTGCAGGCGTTGTTTTTCCCGTGGGGATGACATCCGGGCTTGCTTTCTGAGAGACAAACCGGGCCCCGAGAACGAAGCCCTTGTGGCGTAGTGGTGGGGTCGGGGTATGGGGTGACAAACCCCATGTAGGACGGTAAATCAGGCAATACCCTTTGATACATTCGGGCAATGCTCATGCTTCTTGGAATTGCGCTTTTGGGATTCACTGCCGATGTGTCGGCGCAGGTTTATCGGTGTGGCAATACATACTCGGATGAACCATGCAAAGGTGGTAAGGAGGTTGACGCTTCGCCCGCCGTCTCGGACCCTCAAGGGCCAAAGACAAAGCTGATCTATTTTTGTTCGACAAGCCAGGGCAAACGGTATTGGACCGCCGAGGAATGTCGAAATCGCGGGTGGACGCTTGAGCGTACTGAGCGGGTGCCAATCAACATGGGTTGGGACGATCAAGTAGCTTTTGCAGATCGGCAGAAGCGGAATGCTGCCCAAGCCGCGATGCCATCCGCAGCACCAGCGCAATACCCGCAGCAGCAGCCAAGCCGGAAAGCCCAATGCGATGCACTCGATGAGCAGGTGAAGTACTTGGACAGCATGGGCCGTGCGGGTAGTCGGCTTTACGATCTTGACTGGATCAGACGCCAGCGCAAGGAGGCGCGGGATACGCAATTCAGGTTGCGTTGCTGATTTTGACGGTCTACGGATACGCCCGCGTTTCAACCCTTGAACAGAACACGGCGGCACAGCTAGCGGCCTTCCGGCGGGCGGGCATCGACAAGGTTGTGCAGGAAAAGCGCTCGGCGGTGAAAAACCGTCCTGAGCTGGAGCGACTCTTGACCATCATGGTCAAGGGTGATGTGTTGGTGGTCTACAAGCTGGATCGGCTGGCCCGCTCCGTCTCCCATTTCGTCAAGGTCTTTGAGCTCCTGAAAGGGAAGGGCGTCGGCTTTCGGTCGTTGACCGAATCAATCGAAACCGACACGCCGCAAGGGCGCATGTTTCTGCATCTGCTCTCGGCGTTCGCAGAATTTGAGCGCGAACTGATCCGGGAAAGATGCCTTGCTGGTCAGCGGGCTGCGCGTGCCGCTGGCAAAACGTGGGGCCGAAAGCGGGCCTTGTCCGATGAAGACGTGGCCCGCGCTGCGGAGTGCTGGCGGTCGGGCTGGTACGACCAACGCACTCTTGCGGATATGCTGAGCGTCTCAATCAGCAGCCTGCGCGACCACATCCACCGCCATGAGGGCCGGGGGCGCTGGGCCAAGACCCGATTACAAAAGTAAAATCATTCCATGCTCGATGACCGCGCCAAGTTGTTGCTCAAAGCCCTGGTCGAGCGCTATATCGCCGATGGACAGCCGGTGGGGTCCCGGACCCTGTCCAGGGCGTCCGGCCTGGATTTGTCGCCTGCCACGATCCGCAATGTCATGGCGGACCTGGAGGAGCTGGGGCTGATCGCAAGCCCCCACACTTCGGCGGGTCGAATCCCCACGGCACGGGGCTACAGGCTGTTTGTGGACACCATGCTGACCGTGCAGCGGGACCCGCTGACGGCCCCCCAGCTTGCGCCCGAGCAGCCGCAGAAGGTGATTGCCAATGCGGCGCAGTTGCTGTCCAACCTGTCGCAGTTTGTGGGCGTGGTGATGGCACCCCGGCGTACTTCGGTGTTCCGCCATATCGAATTCTTGAGGCTCTCCGAACGGCGCTTTCTGGTCATCATCGTCTCGCCCGAGGGTGATGTGCAGAACCGGGTGATCTTTACCGAGGCGGACTACTCCCAGTCGCAGCTTATCGAAGCCTCCAACTTTCTGAACGCGCACTATGCGGGGCTTGCGATGGAGCAGGTGCGCGAGCGATTGAAGTCCGAGGTGGATGTGCTGCGCGGAGAGATCGCGTCGCTCATGCAGGCAGCGGTGAACGTCGGGTCCGAGGCGCTGTCAGAGGCGCAGGATGCAGTCGTCATCTCCGGTGAGCGCAACCTGCTGGCGGTCAGCGACTTTTCCAGCGACATGGGCAACCTGCGGCGGGCCTTTGACCTCTTCGAGCAGAAGACCCAGATCCTGCGCCTGCTCGACATCTCCAGCCAGGCCGAAGGTGTGCGCATCTACATCGGGGGAGAGAGCCAGGTTGTTCCTTTTGAAGAGTTGTCCATCGTCAGTGCCCCCTACGAAGTGGATGGCGCGGTGGTCGGTACGCTGGGGGTGATTGGCCCCACGCGCATGCCTTACGACAGGATGATTCAGATTGTGGACATCACCTCCAAGCTGGTTTCCAACGCACTCAGCCACCGCAAGTAA